CCACCGCCGCCACCTCCACCGCCGCCACCTCCACCGCCGCCACCTCCACCGCCGCCACCTCCACCGCCGCCACCTCCACCGCCGCCACCTCCACCGCCGCCACCGCCGCCAAAGGTAGTAACGCCTACGCCTCCAACAAATCCGTTACAACCAGGGCCAAATGGTGTAAACTGGAACCAGGCGGTTTCTATAGCTGCGGCATCGGGTTTGCCAGGACTAGCAAATGTTTTTTACTACGGTAAAAACTTTGAATCAATGCGCCAAAAATTGGGTAAAAAAGGCCAGTTGGAAGAAGAATATAAACCTTTGAGCGTTACAAAAGCAGGCCCAGAACCTGAAGAGCAACCCAAAGAAGATGCGTTTACAGAATATTTAAACCAGCATCATGGCGCAGAAGAAGTAACTATGGATGATATTTTAGGAATACTAGGAGTAAATAAACAATGACTACTCAAGTTTTAAATGCAAATGGCGATCCAATTGATTATTGGACAGTAAATCCTAGCACGGATAATGTTAATGCTATTGTACCTACTCCAAATGCTGGCCCTACAGTTGATCCGTATTATGCGACTTCAACAACTTATTCTGGTACTCCCAGAATTATTGACCAGCGAGATAATGGTGATGGCACTGTAACCAACTATTTATCTAATGGTACGACTACAACTACAACTGTTACTAATGGGGCGCAAAACGTACAAACTCCAGATGTAATAAGCCAATATTTGACTAAGTTTGGTAATGCTGTTTCAGGTCAGTCTGGTACTGGCGCGCAATTAGCAAGCTTAGCAGGTATCTATACTTTACTAAATTCACTAGGTGGCGGCTTGGGTCAAAGCGGTCAAGGTGTTTATAAAGGATATACAGGTGGTATACCCCACTATACGGCTACTCGTGCCCAATACGGAGTACCTCAACAGCAAATCGGTACATTTGGCGCAACGCCAGGCACTAAGGGTTTACCCAATGTTACATCCCAGCAGTTTGCTAATTATGTAAATAATCCTAATATCAATGACGCCCAAATTGCCAATGCCATGAATAGGTATGGTATTAACACAGATCAAGCAGCCGCTGCGCTTGGCGCTCCTCAAAGCACTGTACAGAACAGATATAACGCAGTCATGGGCCCTAACGCACAACTTGGCCCTTATCGCCCAGGTCAGGGTGGAATTACTTACTTCACACCTATGCAATATAGTGCTGCTCCTGCAACAACTACTACGGCAGCTTCTGGAGGGTTGATGGGCTATGCTGCTGGTGGTGGCATTGGTTCTTTGGGTTCATATTCTGATGGCGGCAGGTTGCTTAAAGGCCCAGGAGATGGTGTATCTGACTCTATCCCCGCTACGATTGGCGGACACCAAAAAGCTGCATTAGCTGATGGAGAATTTGTAGTTCCTGCTAGAATTGTTTCTGAGATTGGCAACGGCTCAACTGATGCAGGGGCAAGAAAGTTATACGCGATGATGGATCGTATCCAGCATGCTCGTAAAAAGACAACTAAAAATGTAGCTGCTGATACAAAAGCAGAGAAATACCTTCCCGCATAAGGAACTATTATGGCAGACGCAACAACCCCAGGTTCACAAGGCTCTCCTTACGCAGGATCAGCCAACGCATCTACGCTTTCTGAATGGGCAGGCCCCTACGTAACAAACATGCTGGGTCAGGCGCAAGCGCTTGCTCAACAACCTTATCAAACTTATCAAGGCCCTCTTACTGCTGGGCCTTCTGATCTACAACAGAATCTGTTTCAAGGTTTAGGGAACATCAATATTCCTCAGAACTATGGTCAGAGCATTAGCAATCAAGGCGCATACGCACCTCCTAATCTAGATGTGCCAAGCCAAACTTCTTTGACTACACAAGCAGGTCAAGCTAATCAAACAGGTCAAGGCATTGGTAGTTTAGGCGGCAACAATGCTACTTTAGGCGCTCCAAATGCAAATACTACTGGCACTGGGACAATGGGACAACAGCCAGCCAATAGCCTAATTAACCAATACATGAACCCATACTTGCAAGCTTCTTTGCAACCGCAATTAGATGCTTTGACTCGTCAACAACAAATTAATACTCAAGGCGATTTGTCTAAATTGACTCAAGCTGGTGGCTATGGCGGTTCTAGACAAGCCGTAATGCAGGGTGCTAATAACTATAACTTGTTGGCTCAACAAGCTGGACTAATTGGTCAAGGCTACTACAACGCCTACAATAACGCACAGAATCAGTTTAATACTGAACAGACTCAAGGTCAGAATCTGACTAATACATTGGCTAATATTGGGGGTCAACAACAAGCTCTCAATCAAGCTGGTGTTACTGCTGACTACAATGAGTTTGCACAACAACGTGACTACCCACAAAAGCAGTTGCAATTTGAACAGTCTATGTTGCAGGGCTTGCCATTATCTACTGTATATAACGTACCACAGGCTTCTACGCCTGCACAAAACCTTGTGGGTGGACTTACTGGAATTAATCAATTACTACAGAATCTTGGTGTAGTACCAGCAGCAACGACCACAAAGTAAGGATTTATTATGATGACTCCAATCCACGCTGGAAGTGAAGATTATTTCAAACAATTGAATGGGCTTAAGTCTTTGCCTAGTGATCCAGCTACGCTTCAATATTTGAATCAACTTTTAAATAATCCTAACTCACCTTTTGAAAAGTTTTTGGTGGGTGGAAAAATTCAGCAGATCGAAAAAGATTTAGCCGCACAAAAAGGCATGCAGGCTCAAGGACAAGTGGGTGGCGGTTTACCAACTATTAAGGATAAATTACAACAAACAGCAGCTCTTCTTGCAGCACAAAGCGCCGCGCAGGGGAGAGGCCCAATGCCTGTACCCCAACATATGGCAACTGTGACCCCCGAAGAGGAAGCGCAAATGGGTCAGCAACAGATGCCTGACGAAGCTGCTCCCACTATGCAAGCCGCACATGGTGGAATTATGCATGCGCCTATGAGAGATGATATGTTTAGCTTTGCCCCTGGTGGCATAGTTGCGTTTGCTGATGAAGGATTAGTAAATGACCCTGAATATGACCGCGCTGTAAAAGAAAAAGCCGCTGAATATGATAAAGATTTTGAAGCTCAAAAAGATAAAACAAAGAGAAAAATAAAAGGCGAAGAACCCGCTGAAATAATTGCTAATACAGTTTCTGCATTACCACGGGGCCAACAAGCTGCGTCAAATCAATTACAAGGTATTTTGGATTATCTTAATAAAGGTAGTTATCAGACATTAAATAGCAAACCAGCTTCTACATTGGTTCCTACACCAACTGAAACTAAAGTTGATCCTAGAACGGCACTAGCTGCAATACAAGCTAATCCTGCATCAGGTGGTAACCCACAAGGTGCATATGTACCTCCTGAGTTGAATAGAAGTATGATTCCTCCTCAAGGCACTGCCAAAATGTTGGCTGCTGCTGGCCCTGCCGCGGCTCCTCAAACTAATGTAGCAGGTAGCCCGTTGCCTCCAGGTGGTACAGGATTTCCTGGTAATCAAAATGATTTAATGCAATTGGTTAGTATGCTAGGTGGCAACGCAAATGGCAAGCCTGGTCTTCCTAGCGGTGCTCCTGGAATGATGCATACTGCTATGCCTACCGCTGCGGGTATGCCTGGTCAAGCTGAATTTGACGCCGCTAATAAACGTCTAGAAACAATGTTGGCAGGGCAAAATAAAACTGATGATGAATTAATTAAAGAACGTCAGACATTGGCTGATAAATTTGGTATTGGTACGTATGCTACTGAAGCTAAAGCTATGGCTAAAGAACGCCAAAAACGTCAAGATGAATTGGCTAAAGGTCGTGGTTATCAAGATGCTATGGCTCAGCTTGCTGCTTATGCAACTCCAGGCGCTAAATGGAGTGACGTAGTAAAAACTGATCTTAGAAACAAAGCCGCACACATGGAAGAGGATCGTGCTTTCCAAACTGCCCAAGACAATTATCTTGACTCTGTTAATAAGATGCTTGAAGAGCAACGTGTTGGCAATCTAAAAGGTGTAGAGAAAAATAAAGACGATATAGAAAAAACAAAGATAGAGTTGGCTAAACAAATTAGCCATAACTTAGGTGTTAGTATGCAGACCGCTGAGCGTTATATTGCTGCTAAGCTTGCCGCTGATTCTCGTGCAGAAGTTGCTGCTATGCGTTTACAAGCTACTGGTTTAAGTAATGAACTAAGGGCCGCACAACTTCAACATCAAATAGAAAAAGATGCGGCTGCCCTTGCAGAAAAACAAAGGCAGTTTAATGAAAAGCCAGGGCAAGCAGAGCGTCAAAAACAAATTGATGTTTTAGAAAAGAAACTGTTGGAGTTCTCTAAGCCTACATCAATGGCTATGATTGCGCCTAACACTGAACTAGGTAAAAAAGCTCTTGCTGATAAAGCATTGATTGAACAGCAACTACAAGCATTGCGTAGCGGAGGCGGTGGAATAGGTTCGTTGCCAACAGAAACAGGCGCGCCTAAACCTTCTTACAGATATGAAAACGGTAAACTAGTACCTGTTAAATAATCATGGCATATACAATTGCACTCCCCGACGGCAATACGGTTGAGTTTCCAGACTCAGTAACACCTGATAAAGCCTCTGAAATACTTAAAAAACAGTTTCCAGAATTTGGCGCAAAAGAAGTAGGAATAGGTGATTACCCTAGGGTTTTAGGGTCTAGTTTGTTATCAGGTATAGGTGGGCTTGCTCAATTTCCTGGGCAAGTTAAAGGTCTTATTCAAGGTGACTTTTCTAGTAATCCTCTATGGGTTAATCAGGCGCAAAAGCTTCAAGAGTATGGGCAAAGTCTCAAGCCAGAGGGCCTAAAAACTCGTGAGGCTATACGTAATAAAGCCATAGAAGAAGCGTCTAAAAAAGGTTTTGTTTCTGAACTTACCACTGCGGCTGGTCAAACTCTTACAGACCCAGCATTGGCTACTAGCTTCTTTGCAGAACAACTACCAGAACAACTGCCTGCCATCTTAGCTGGAATACTTGGCCCAGAAGCATCTGGAAGCGTAGCGTTAGCTCGTGCGGCAGCTAAGAAAGCAGTGGGCGAAGCAGCTAAAAAGAAAGCTGAAGAAGAGGCTATCAAACAAGGTGTTAAAGTTGGCGCACGCGCCGCTGTCGGTACAGGGGCTATTCAACAAGGTGCTGATGTTGGCGCACAAACATACAAAGATTTATACGATGCTTTAATAGAGCAAGGCGCAAGCCCAGAAAAAGCGGCTGCTGGTGCTATCAATGCAGCTCGTGCTGCTGGTGCATCTGGTGCGATCATATCTGTCTTGGCGCAAAACCTTCCAGGCGCACAGGCTATGGAGAAAGCCATCATCGGTAAAGTTTTAGGGAAAGAAGGAACTGGCATCGGTCGCATAGCTGGGGCTGGTTTAAGTGCGCTTAAAGAAATTCCTAGTGAGATGGTTGAAGAAGGTGGTGGTAAGTTTACCCAGAACCTTGCTATGCGAGAAGTTAATCCGCAGCAACCATTAATGCAAGGTGTTGGAACTGCGGCAGGTTTAGCCGCGGCTGGTGCTGGACTGATGGGCGGTACGGTTGGCGCTTTGACAAGTGGTAAGAAAACTCCTCCAACTAATATTAATTTACCTAACGCACCTAACACTGAAGAAACTCCTACAACAACTGAACCAGCAGGGCCACCTAGAACAACTGCTGAACTATTAGCAGAAGAGGCGGCTCCCGCAGCTAAAGAAGAAGCAGCTCCTATAGAGGAAGTTAAAAAAGAAGCTCCTGCCAAAGGTTCTGTTGAAGAACTGCAATCCATAATTGAGAAGACTAAACAAGATTTAGCCAAACAACAAGATGATATTGCTAAAGGCGCATATAAATCGCCAGCACATTTAGCTAGTAAACAAAAAATAGTAAATGACCTTACCAGAGACCTTACCTCATATGAAGAGACGCTTGCCAAAAGGCTTGCGACAGGAGAAACAAATGTTCGAGAACCTATCGCTGGAGAAGGTGGAGCAGGCGCTGGAGTACCTAGCGGAACCAGTACAAATGTTCCCAGTGCCGAAGGAACTACAGGAACTGAAACCGCAGGAATGGTTTCTGCTGGAGAGGCTGTACCAAGCGCTATTGCAGGAAAAGAAGAACCATCCGTTGCATTAACACCCCCTAAAGAAGGAGAAGCCACAAGTGTCATTGAAACCACTCAAGCCAAGCAAACAGAAGAAAAAGGACAAAAAACTACCCCTGCCCCTGCCCCCTCAATAAATCCTCCTAAAGCTGAAATTAACAAAGAGATTAGGGATCAAGAGTCTGCAATAGGTAAGCGTTACGATGAAGAGCGTGATCTATCTAAATTTGCCGATGACCAATCTATCAACTTGTATGAGGCTACAAGTAAAGGCACGTTACCTCCTGACCAACAACTTGGGTCTGCGCGGTTAAATGCTACATTAAAAGCCAACGGTTTAACAGAACCAGAGCTATCAGATGATTATGATGACATGTCTCCAGCAGATCAGGAGAAAGATAGAAAAAGAGTTATTGATGAAATAGCTACTCAGCTTGAATCTAAACGCAGTGTATTGCCTGATTGGACAAGTTTAACAAGAGATGCCAAAGATGTGTTCTTGGCTAATTTAAAAAATAATACCCCTGCTCAACGTGAAAAGGCACGGGAGGCTTTATCTAGTTACTTAAAGAAAATTAAAGAAGTACAAGGTACGCCTACTGAAGTTAAAGCTGCGCCCGAAGCAGGTATCTATGAGCGTAACCGCCAAACATATAAATCAAAAGATAGGCTTGAGTATCCAACTTGGGATCAATTGACTGATGCCCAAAGAAAAATATATACAGACAAACTACTAGAGCTTGCGCCTAAAAATAAAAAAGGCAAGCCTGATATAAAGAAAACTACTGCCGAGCACCATGACGCTGCGTTTAAAGCCGTAGCTGATAACTTGCTTACAGAAGGTTACATACCAAAGCCAGGTATGACTTACGCAGATGTGCGTAGCATGCAGTTGAAGCAGTCTGAAAAAACTTCTCTTGAGAGAGCGCAAAAAGAAATCGAAGAGGAATCGGATACCAAAGCAGTGCAAGAAGAGATGCGTAAGGAATCTGAGGTTGCGCTAAACAAAACAATACCTAGCCAAAAACCTAAATTCTTGCCAGAATCTTTGATTAAAAATATTAAAGCAGGTAAGTTTGATGCGTTGCTGAACTATCTTACTAGCGTTGTAAAAGATAAATCATATAGAGCAATCGCAAAAGAAATACAAAAGCTAGGTCTCAAAACAAAAATTAAGGTTGTAGATAAATTGCCTCATGGCGATATTGCTGTCTATGATCCTAAGATAGATACTATTCTGACAACGCCTGAAGGCTTGCAAGATGAAACAATGATGCATGAGGTAGTTCATGCAGCTACTACAAATGTCATCTATAAATATCTTAACTATGTTAAGAAAGGCAAAAAGACAGGTGGCCTTACACTAGAGCAGATAGATGCCGCTGAGCATTTAGAAGACATTATGGAAGCCGCCAAAGAAGAGCTTGGCGCAATCTATCCCGAAGCGTTCAAAGATTTGTATGAGTTTGTTAGTTATGCCATGACAAACAAGTCCTTCCAAGATATGCTTAGAGAACACGATACAAGTGCGCTTAGCTCTACAATGATTCCTGAGTCTAAGTCTTTATGGTCAGAATTCATGACCAGTGTAATTAAAACACTTGGGCTGCTAAAAGATTTCTTCAAAGGCAACAAGCCTCTTGAGACAGTAGATAATTTATTTATTGAGACTACTGCGGCATTTGAAAAGATTTTATCTCCCCCGCCAGAAGAAGGACTTAATCTAAAACGATTGCCAACGGCGCAAGTTAAGCAAGCGCCTCCTACTGTTGAACGTAATTTCGATCAACTTGTAGAGCAACAAATACTGCCTGAGAAAGCTAATGTAAGTAAGATAAAAAATTACTTAACTTCTACTACGGGCATGGTAAAACTTGTTTCTGTATTTCAGAATAGCCGTTATGCAATTAAGTTTTGGCAAGATGCCCTAGATCGTGCGGGTAAAATTATTGTGGATGGCCCAAAACTAAATAACATTTATACGCAGATTGCGTTGGCTGGTGGCACATCTAAGTTCTTGTATTCAAAGTTTATAAGCAACCCGTATGGTGATTTGCAAAATTCTATTGGGGAATATGTAGACGCTACAGGTGGGGATGTAGACGTTGCTTTGAAGAAGTTAAATTTGTTTATGAGTGCTTTCCATGAGGGAGAGCGCCGTGATGTTAAGTATATGATGAACGTGCCATTGAGCACTGACACTGTACAGAACTTGGCTGGCACTGGATTAAATATTAGTCCTGCTAATTTCCGTGATGCTGTACTTAAAAAAATAGACTCAGGCACTTTAAAAAGTAGCCAAGAAGCCGTCAATCTACGTAAAGATTTAGATGTAGTCGTGGCAAAATATGCTGACCCTACTGGGCATAGTCCTGCTGGATACAAGTCTGTAGATAGAAACAGTACTGATTACAATGTAATTGGTAAGATGACTTCTAATGAAGTTGAGACTGTTAAAAAGAATATAGACAATCCAGAAATTGTAAATAAGATTAGAAAAGCCGTTCAAGAGTTACATAGATCAACTATTGAACTTAATAAGCAGTCTAACTATTGGTCTAAGCCTGTACAAGATGTTGTTGATTTTTACGGCTGGAAAGACTACGTGCCTTTTAAAGGTAAGGCAAATGCTCCTGTTGGGGCAAATGATGATTTGCTTAATTTTGATAGTAAGCGCCGAGGTGGGGACTTACAAGAAGGACAGAATCCTTTTGGAGGCCGTGAATCATTCTCTGAAAATGTATTGATTCAAACTTTAAGCGATGCAGTTAGATCAGCAACTAGGGCTGGTAGAAAAAATCTAACCCTAGCAATTAAGAATGCCGTAACTCCTGATGAAAAAGGTAATAAGCTTTTGCACGGAGAAGTATATAAAACAATACTATTCTCTGAGCGCGCTACTGTTAACCTTGATGAACTAAAAGGACAGAATGTTATATTCCATTACAACGAAAATGGAACAATTGATATTATTAAAGTAGATGATACTGCTAAACTTGAAGCTATCCGTAAAACTTATAAAGATACCAATCCAATTGTTCAGCAACTAAATAATCTTACAAGTGGTGTTGGTATGTACCATACTCGGTACAACATGGCATTTGCGCCAGTAAACTTCGTAAGGGATGCATTAACTAATGCTTTCTATATTGGTATTAGTAAAGGTGCTGGGGCTTCTGCTGATTATTTAGGCAACATCGCCATGAAAGTTGCTAATGGTGGTTTGTATAAAGCCAATCAAATTGCCCGCATGTATAACAACGGAGATGTAAAAGGCATAGAAGCACTTGCCAAGAGTGACAAGTCAGGATATGTTAAAGACATGCTTGAGTATTTAGAGCGTGGTGGTATGGTTTCATTCCTAGATGGCTTGACTGTCAAAGGAGGCTATAACAACTTAAAGACTGAATTAACTTCAAGCAATACCAAAATAGCTTTGAATGCTTTTAATAAATTCTTTGATGGGTACATGGATACGTTTGAATTGGCAAGTAGGGTTGCCGCATACAAAACCATGAAAGACCAATACCTCAGAGAAAATATGTCGCAAGAAGCGGCAAAGACACGGGCAACGGATTATGTGAAAGGTCTAGCTAACTTTGAACAAGTTGGTGAATGGGGCAAAGAAATGGGTGCGGTATTCATGTTCTTTAGGCCCGCGGCTACAGGCGCTGTACGTGCTATTGAAGCATTAGGCCCTATGTTGCGTAGTACTGAAACTGCTATTAATGATTTGCCTGAGCATATAAGAAATGATAAAGATGCCGTGGCTATCTTCCGTCAATCACATGAAAGACAACGTGAAGCGGCAAGGGCTATGTCTATGGGTTTGGCTGGTGTTGGCGTAGCGTTCTACATGTTGGCATTTGCTGGTGCTGGTGATGACGATTTAGGACGTAATAAAGTAGCAACAGATGATATTAATCGTTGGACTCGCTATGGTCGTATCTTTATTCCTGGAATGAAAGAGCCTCTTCAGTTGCCTTGGGGTTATGGTATGGGTTCTTTTGCTGCCTCTGGAGCGCAAGTGGCTGCCATGATGATGGGGCACGCTTCATTCAAAGATGGATTTAACAACATCTTAGAGATCGGCATGGATTCTTTCCTACCATTGCCACAGTCTCGTATCAACAAGTTCGACAACTTCCCTGCATGGTTGATGGATTCTGCAACACCATCTCTTTTGCGCCCTTTCTTTGAATACCAGATGAACATGGATGGATTGGGTAGAAAGATCTATAGTGACAGACGTTCTAGAATGGCAGATGCATACTCTGCTGGTAACAACATTCCTGAACTGTGGAAAGATGCGGCAAGAATTTTATATAACATAACAGACGGAGCAATTGATTGGACTCCTAACACGATGTACTTTTTTGCCAATAATTATGCAGATGGTTTAACTCGCTTGGCGCAAGATGGTCATGGGTTTGCTATGTGGGCAACTGGGGAGAAAGACTTTAATCCTCGCACAGATACAATTGCGTTTGATAGTTTCTTTGGCGCACCATCTAATTATGACTCACGTCAATTTAGTGCCCTTGAGGGTAAGGTAGAGGAGATGTCTAAGATAATATCTACACTACCAAAAGCTAACCCAGAAATGTTTGGACGTTTAGTTGAGGCTAGGCCAGAGATGCTGGCAATAGTGGATGACTACAATAAAACTATAGGTGGCGATCTGAAGGATCTAAGGGAGCTTGCAAAGCAAATTAATATTATGCCTGGCCTCTCATATAAAGAGCGTAAAGAAATAATAGATAACATTACACAGGCAGAGAATTTAGAGAAGTATGCGTTTATTCAACGCATGAAAGCATACGGACTAGAGCCCTAGCCAACGCGCCAAGTACGTAGACCGAGGAAGCCTTCCTCGGTCGTTATGTATGACTTAACTCTTATGCCGTGTTTCTTAGCGCTAGTATCTATAACATACATTAACTTAGCAGGGCGCATGGTAGGGATGAAGAAACTATCACCCACTTCCATCGCCACATAAGGAAACACCCAGTCAGGTTCGTCAGGCAAGTAGTTCTGGGGGTTTTTCATTATTAAATAAATGCGCTATCGGCATCTCTATCCTATAAGCATAAACATTAGTAGAACCAAATGCAGTCTTCCAACCTGCCGCCATCTGCTTTTTAACTTTCTCTTTTAGTATCCCTTGCTTTTGCAACTCTTGCTCAAACCACTTGGGCGCGAGCCTTTGTAATTTAAGATGGTCTTTGATAGCGCTACAAGAAATCCACATGACGTTATCATCTACGTTGGCAGTAATGTACAAGGCAAAGTTAGGTTCTGATACCCACTTGTTGTCTCTCATAATCAATGCGTTCTTAATGTTTTTGTTAATGAAATCTCCCAACATGCTCTCAGCTTTGTTGTCTTGCTCATAAGTTTTTCCAGCAATAAACTTCTCGTACTCTTTGCCGACTGCATTCATGATGCGGTCTAAGTCCCAATCTAGTAGTCCCAACTGTTTGCAAATAAGTCCAGCTTCTTCGCATCCTGCAAGCATATTTGAAAGGTATCTATACTCAGCATTCTGCGTATACTTTTGCGCCATGTTAAGATACCTACCTTTAATACGATTAGGGAAATGCTTTGGGCCTATTTTTAACAACTCTTTGACGAAGATTGGGCCTGCATGACCGTAGTGAGATTTCAAACTCTCAAACATATTCATACCGCGTTCAGCAGTCAACTCATATCCTGGAACCATTGGCTTGACAATATCAGGCTGGAAGTATCTTAGCTGTTCTGCATTGGTATCGCCCTTGAACATCTCCATCAAATCGCGTGGGTCTGTATTAGTAGTGATAATACCAATGAGTTTTGTGATAAATGCTTGCTCACGTTCCTGACCAGATACGTTCAGTCTAAGCCTAGGCTGACCATTTGACATGTTATACATCAAATGAGAGAGTACTTTGCCATCAGTATTTGACTGCTCATCTAAGCCATATGGGTTGTTCTTAGATATGACCATCCTGTTCATCATCGCGCCCGATGTGGCATCAAACACAGATAAGTTTTCGGGATGCCCCCATATACTCATCGCGCCAAATAACGCACCTGACTTACCTGCTCCTGATCCGCCGCACAATACTAAAGCCATACCATTGACGTTCATAAACTCAACCAAGGGAGAGGCGAACCCGCATAAAACAGTAAACGCATGTATCTCATACCCAGGGTCTCCAAAGAGTTTCATAATTTTCTTCCACTCTTCTAAGCTGCCTTTCTGTCCAATATGCCTTACGACATTCTTAGCTAAAGGAGATGATGGGGAATACTGTTCTGTCCCATCTTTGCAGTATTCAGTTGTACCAATAACGTAAGACTCACAGTCCTCAGTTGTCCATCCTTGTTGGTGTCTCATAACGTCTGCCCTTTTTATGTTGGTTAAATAAGTTGCCCATTTCATAAGATAACTCGCTAGTTTTGGTGCATGTACTGGTTCAAACTTTAATCCTTGAGAAAAAAGAACTGCCTTTAGTTTATCGATCGCGCCTATTTCTTTCATAGGCAGTAGGAATTCTCGTGAAGAATCTTTTGGAAAGTCTATTTGCATCAACATACACTCGCCGTCATGCGTACTATATACACGCTGAGTAGGGTATATATCGAATGGTGTTATCAACTCAGGATCATCTTGAATAGTTTTACCGCCTTTAACATGCCTTGGTGGTGGCATGTAATAGATGCCTCCATTTACTCCTCTGAAGTAGGGTTGTAAGAAGTCGGGGAAGAATATCTCGTCTTTTCCCTCTTCCCGTACTGTGTCCGTCTCGTTTGTTGCGGTGGGTTGTTCTGCCACTCTAAGTACTTTGCCAAGGACGATAGGCCCTGAGATCTGGCCTTTGAAGGGACAGTTTCCGCAAATTCCTGGGTTAGCTTTGTCAAAGGACTCGCATCCAAATGCCCAGTTCGCGGCGGTGCGAGCTTGTTCGGCCTTTCGTTCTGTGTTGTCGTAGTCGTAGTCTGGGTGGTCTTCGGATAATAAATGTATGGCTGAAGCGCCATCATTACACCTAACGGCGACAGATAATCCAGCGTACCACAACGGCTCTGGCAAACTAGCCGCGTTGACGATGATGTGTTTAATTTGTTCACATCCATTCCCCTCTAAACTTTTTTCCGCAATCGTTGCGAAATTGTATTCAAAATTGTTGTTATACTTTTCGTATATGGCTTTAGTGTCAGGGTCTAAACCCTTTTCTACATTAGCTAGATTAAATGCTTGTTTAACTTCACCAAGCGATTTAATTAGTTCATCAAACTCAGTAGGTTCTGCATCTTGTATGACTGCAACAGGCAACGGCTCACCTTTAAGGTTACGACTGCCAGGGACTCTAAGCACTCGTGCCGCGTCGTTTGTAACCACAGGATCAACATTAAAATTATGCTCGATGCATAGTTCTAAGAATTTCTCTGCATAAGGTTTCCATATATCAGTTGGTACTTCTTCAGTAAAAGGCCAGTAGGCATGAATGCCATTACCTGAGTTAACAATAATAGGTTTAGGTAGTACTGTGTCGTCTACAAATTTATGTAGCGCAAGCAGTCCGTCTTCCCATTTTTCGTATGGCTTGTTCTCGCCACAATCAACATCAACAAAGAATGAACGCATAAAAATACATTCACCAGCTTTACGTTGTAGTCCCTCAAATGTGCCTAACGCAAAAAATGTGTTCCAATTATCAGCATCAAACTCTTCCATAAGTTCAATAGCTTCATCAATAGTCTCAGCCCATTTAGGCTTTGGCCCTTGCTTCAAACCGAATACACATATGTTGCCCTGCGTTGGCAATACTTTCTCAAAAAATTGTTTATTCATAATCGCAGAGACAAAAAGGGCGCGATCCAGTCGCGCCTCGACAATAAAAATTACTTAATTGGACGACCGATCATGTCTTCCACATAAGTACGCGCTTCTTTAAGAGTCTTAGCTGGCAAGACCCCCTTATTTAAATCTTCCTCCAAAAGTTCAATAAAGACTTCAATCTTTCTACGCTTGCTTGAACGTATAACCCCGCCTCTAAACCACGTATGAATTGTCATACGTGTGGTATCAAATACCTCTGCTACATAAGTAGCTGGCAAGTTAGCAGTTATGCATGTCTTGCCTAAATCAATACCTAACGTGTAGTCCTTAGAAGTTTCTACAAGTTTTTTATACTTGGGGCTATACGGTCTCGACATTACTTCTTAGTCCACTTTTTAACAATGTTACTAACGTCTTCCGCTTTCTCAAGCATAGGCTTCTTCACATCACGTTTTGTGGGCTCAGACATTTCCTCCTGTGCCACATCATCGATAGGCGCATCTGACTGGTAAACAGTTAACTTAACTGCATTCTCAGCGGCTTGTGATTTGCTTTGTCTAATAATGATAGGTTTAATATCATCGTCTACTGCGCTAACGGCAGAAAACAACAACTTAGGAGTTGATGAATTAATATCAAACTCCATCTTGGTCACAACGCGCCCAGCGGATACGTTATTGTTTGCAAGCATCTGCACATAAGGTCTGAATGGACGCTTTCCATTTACTTCCTCACCGAAAGCACTTGTCCCAGGAAGTACCAACTGATGCACTTGTCCTGCTGGATCATTAGGCAATACAACTGCGGTTCTCCATGATAGACGGCATGCTGATCCGATACCGCCTTGGCCTGATCCTTTTACAGAATTGGGACATGACTCGCATGAATGTGCGATCGGATTCTTTACCTCGGGGTCAGGATTTTTAGAATCGTTAGACCAACAAGCTGGGGACACTCTCACACCTTTCTTATAAACAGAGTTATAAAAAGTACGTGATGGGGTATGTGACATCTTAACAAAGATGACATTCATGTTGTTGTCTGTATTGACGCTAATCTCTTTACCGCCTACAAACTTACGAAATACTCTACCATCGATAGAAATACGTACATTACCTTTGGTTGCGCCACCTGCAACAGCAAGCGTGTCTTCGTCAAGACCAAGTTCTACCAAATTACCGTTACCTAAAATGTTTGCGAGTTCGTTACTCATTTTTACTATTCCTTAAACTAATGTTTCACTGGTTGTTGATGCCTTACGTACTACAATGTCGTACTCACGTAAGTTATTTATTCCTGGAGGTAGGCCATCGCTTTCTCTCTCAGTTATAAATTCTTTAAAGTTCTTTTGATGGATGCGTCTTTCAAGCAAATCAATTGAACCTTCTTGTTCTATAAACTTTTTAAAGTTATCCCAATCTGTACAGTAGTATCGATCCTTGACTTGGCGCGTTACTGTACCGCTATCTGTTTTAAAACCATTTTGATTGTTCTCGTTGCATATTGCTAAAAGGGCAACCTTTATGGCTTCCATTGCTTCTTTAAACTCATCATCTTTAGATTCATACTCAGCTTTTAAATGCTCTCGTATTTTTCTTATTTGAAGATAGTCTCTTACTAACTCTTCTGTGTTATTCATCATCTAACTCCTGTTTGTATAGGTCTACCAATTTTGCGTGCATATCGACCTTGCCTTGTAGCATGCGATACATACGTCTTTCCACCTCAGACCCTTGAAGGTGAATTACTGTCATCTTGTTCTTCTGTCCAACTCGATCAATTCGAGCTATGCATTGTAAATAAGTTTCTACCGACATTACAGGCGACCAAAAAATAACTGTGTCGGCGGCTGTTAGGGTTACCCCGTGAGATGCAGACTGAGGCTGAATCAATAGCACGTGGGGATTCTCTGCCGTTTGAAAACTATTGAAGATCCGAGCCCGTTCGCTAGCTGGTACATCTCCAGAGATAATCGCATTGGATACATGGTTCTTCACCAAGTGCTTCTGAACTACTTCGATCGTATGCTTATATGGAATGAAAATGATTACTTTGTTAAGCGCCTCGTCCAATACTTCTTGTAATACATTTAGTCTAGGTGATATATCAAACTCAATAATGTTGCGATCGTCTGTATATACTGCGCCACCTGACAGTTGTAATAATTTAGTTAAAGCCGCCGCCGCGTTGACAGTACTAATTGTTTCTCCCGCCGCTTCGATCTGCATTTCTTTAACTAATTCTTTGTAATAGGCAGTTGCTTGTCCTGTTAATGGAACTTCTCTTGTTTGATAAATGACTTCTGGTAAGTCTAAGCATTGTGCTTTCTCATAGCGTATGGCGGGTTGAAGCGCCTTGAATACTGCATCCTTTGCATTTGGTTTGGGATGCCATTTAAATGGGGTAATTTGGGTCATCACAGTATCTTTCCAAGCAGTTACATACTTGGGTACTCCTGACGGATTGATGATCCTAGCGAGGCCAAAAGCATCTACTGGAGATTGAGATGCGGGTGTTCCTGTCATCATCCATACATAGGTGCTCGGTCGGATAAGTTTGCTGAGAGATTTCCAACGCAGGGTCGTTGCGTTCTTGTAAGCGTTTGCCTCATCAACAATGATTAGATCAAACTCTGCTTGATGAAGTGTGGCCAGCTCCGAATTGACTCCATCGTAGTTTATAACTACAAATTCATAAGTCCCTTGAATAACTTTCTTGCGTTTTTTAGAAGAACCATGTGCAATTGCACATGTCCTATGCATCGCAGTTTTAAAAAGGTCTGCTTGCCACGCGCTCTGCATAATTGATAATGGGCAAATGACCAATACTCTTTTTACTAAGCCTTGGTTCATTAGATAGTCCGCCGCCCATATAGCCGCCGATGTTTTGCCTGTACCCGCTTCGTTGAAACAGAACGCGCGTTTATGAATCGTGAGAAATCGAGCCGTATCTTTTTGATGGTTGAATGGCTGAAACATCCCAGGCCATGAGTAGTCACGTTCGATAGGAGATGGAATCTTAAAGGTTGTATCAAGCAAGCGCGCTAGCCGTTGCATCTCTTGGATGCCCCAGTAAACAACCACTTCAGAATGGTTGTCCTTTGCGCCGATGATTTCACTTTTCTCAATATGAGTTGTGATGTATTGCGCCACGTCATGTGAGCAATGGAAATGAATCGCGGTGTCGTCTACAATTTGCATACTGCCCTTAACTGGATTTAAAACTTTTAACGAATAGGGAGCACGCTCCCTATACGGCTAATCCTGACGTGATAACTAAAACTGGAGGAGAAAGTTCACCGATTAACTGATGCGGTTTTGGGAGAAAGCAACTGCAAGCCCTGACGATCCACTCACACCTTATGACCGATCGGTTTAAGTCCGATAACTGATATTTCTTATTATAAGGACTAAATCCTATTTGTCAAGTTCTACTTCGTTCTTTTTTGCTAGTTTCTGATAAGAGGTTACCCTTAGAGTCTCGTTTAAATGAACGATTCTTTGATGCGCTCTCAATACGCAGACCATCTTTATTTGATCCACCCTTGTCTAGCGCCAAGACATGGGCAACATCTCTGCCTTTACGTTTGGGAGATTCTTTAGTGACTGTGCCTGTGTCACGCTTATCTATTGCACGTCTTGCGCGTTGACGTTCCATACGGCGCTCATGTTCGCCACGTTCTTTCTCTTGCTGATATTCTTTTTTATAAGGTCTTGGTTTATTTACATAAGGCACGTTATCTCTCCTTGTGAAAGGCGCATGTTCTGACTGGACACCACCCACATAAAAATGTTGGATTCTCTTGCCAAGTGTCATTCTCATACGCAAGGCTGAGTCTTGTTAAATCTCTATCGAAATTTGTCCACAACTCGTCCATTTCTGAACGATCATATTCTTCTGTAATGAAGTGACTGTGTGCTACAAACAGCAAGCCCGCGCGGATGTTTTCTAGCTGGGGAAAGTGCGCGAATGCCATAAGAGCCATTAACTGTAACTGTCTTGTATCAGCGTACTTGTTACTGCCTGTCTTGTAGTCAACAATAAAACCTTGTTCTTCGTTGATGACCAGCAAGTCTGCAATACCTCTGACCCAATACTCTTTCGCTCCATACCTACATGGATTTCTGTCAAAGTCCAAAGCCATGCGGTGTTCGGGATATTTAATCCCTTCCATATCACGCAAGGGATCTATTTGTGGCTGATAGCGTTCATAGTTTTTATCAAGTGGCGTACCATCTTTAACATAATTCTCTAACGCTTTGTGGACTACATTGCCGTAGGTTGTTTCCTTAGTCGGTGCTTTTACAAACCTTTTAAGTACTTTTACTTCGTGATATTGTTTGGGGCAATTGACGAAATCTTTTAGACCTGAGTATGACCATTTGAGGTTTTGCATGACTGAATTTAACTGAGTTTTGATGCGTTATCTTATCAGCAATCGCCGTAAGTTGCACCAACTTTTGCTTCGCATGCTACTGGTAAACCATTAGCCCACGCTGGAGGCTTGGACATGATGCCAGTTATTATCTCTATTGCCTTGTCTACTTCGTCATCGGGTGCAATCACAACCGCAGCGTCATGGACTGTCAATGCTACTTTATATGTATCATTGATCTCGATCATTTGGGCCCCTACGATAATGCGCGCTAATGCCTGAACAATGTTTTCTACAACTCCACCGCCCCATATACTTACAGGCCCCTTACGTGAGTCATACATCACCCTAGACTTGCCATCGATCTCTTCTTTTCGTAGATTTGGATACCTTATTCGTAAACTATTGGGTAATATGATGCCTTCTTTATCATAGGACACGCAAGAGTACTCACCAAAACCGATAGGTTCTTTGATGTCGTTGCCCATCATGGCATCTAACATGCGGTCGGCTTCTCCCCAAAGGTCGATGATCTTATTGTTTTTGTCTCGGTAAACCTTGACAATCCTCTTGGCTTCTTCCTCATCAATCTTAACCCCAGGCGGTGTGGTACTCAGTGTGTGCTGTAACTTTAACGCTCCAGTGCCATACCCTAGACCCAGAATACAAGTTTTTCCCACAAAACGCTCGATTGGGTCAGCCTTGGTAATCTTTCGGGCATAGACCTCAGAAGCGAAAATGGAATAAACATCCTCTCCATTGGCAAACTGCTCGACCACATCATCCTGACCAGCCAACCACGCGAGCACGCGCGCCTCGATTTGGGAGGAATCTGAATTAATAATTTTAAATCCCTCGGGCGGGATGATAGCTTTCTTCAAAGCTTTTTTCTTGACATCCCTGCTCGGTAGGTTCTGAAAGTTAACCTTATCTGTGCCAGACCATCTGCCTGTGTGTGCGCCATAATACTTTAATGGAATAGGCATCATGCCCTTGTTGCGCTCGGCAATCCCCATGAAGCGCTCGATCCGTTTTTCTTCTAGGGTTGACTTTGTGCCAAGGCGAACGGCACACAAATGTTGAATGAAAGTATCTTCATGCTCGGTTAGAGCAATAAATCCCTCATCTTTTTTAGCAAGTGCCCACGTTTCCTTGCCAGTAGTCGGGCTAATTTTCCTAGGCGCTTCTACACCGAAATCTTTAAGGACTTCGGCAAACTTAGGATTACTAGAGAGTTTCTTACGCACCTCTTCCTCAGTTGCCAAGCTCATCGAGCTCATGAGAGATCGCAATAGACTGTTCTTTTCTTCAACCAAGTCTGTCAGTCGTTCCTTCAGCGCCATGCTATCGAGGTATAAAGTTGGGGCAATGAACATCCGCAAGGTCATGTCGATCAGACGTATCTCATCGAATGGAAAGTCCTTGGACATCAAGTTGAACAAGTCGTAAGTAAGTCTTACGTCATTTTTGCAGTATTCCCCGTACTGCGCCAAATCTTCGGGTGTGAAATCATTACGACATTTACCCTTGGCGTCTTCCACCTCTGTGCCTTTGATCCCGACCTTGTATTTATCAGCGAGTTTGGCAAGTGATCCACCAACCTCAACACCATGTATTGCTCTCGCCATACATAGGGTATCAAGATAGATCTTAGGGTTTATACCAAAGATCCATTTAAGGATAGATCCATCAAAGAGGGTGTTATGTGCAAGCACCATACTGTTCTTCCAGTCGAACTGTCGTAGGAACTTGCGTGTTTCTTCTTTAGTTCCTGAGAACCAAATAGGCGTGCCGTCATCTACCTGTACGGCAACACCTATAACTTCAAAGCGTGGATCTCGTATGTACTCCTCGGTTGTCAGCTTGCTAAAGCCAAAGTCCTTGGAGTAATACGATTCAAAGTCGATTGTAATAAGGCTCATTTAGTATGTTGGTAGGGGTTAAAGTCATCTCGTTGCCTCGCCATCCTTGGATCAGCCCACCCTGTTGCATAAATTACTGGTTGACCTTCAACTTGAATTTGCGCTTGGGCAAATCCTTTAGATATTTGCGGTTCATTAAGCATATCCAGTACGCGCGCGTTGAAGTCTTGCCTAAAATGTTCTTTCAATGCTTCTTTAATACATTCATGCTCTTCGTCAGTTAGCATGTCTGTGAGTTGTGTGTTCATAAAGTGTTTCCATTTTGGCACTTCCTCAGGGAAAGCACGAATACGCTCACATATAATTTTTACACCTTCTAGCATTTTATTCTCCAATTGGTTCAATTGTTACTCGGACTTTTACTACCTTGTACATACTCTTGCGTTCCATGACTAAAGTAGATTCAGCATCTTTCATTCGTTTAAACAACAGATAAGGCGAGTCATCTATGTAGGGTTTAACGTACTGTCCACCCTTCTTCATAATTGCAAACCTATTTGTGCTTACTTTTCGCATTTCTTATCCTCCGATAAGTTGTCCCACCATTCCTTAAACTCATCTTTGTCATAATAATTTAATACATAACTTCTGTTTCTAGCTTTAACTGATGCCTTCGGTGCGGGATTACTCTGAACAAGAATTTTTAATCTTTTCTCACTAATACCTAACATCTCTGCTATCTCAGCAAATGTTTTCTGTGGCTTTCGGTAAGGTACTCCAAGTTTACGTCTTTCAGCTCGTTCCCTCGCTTGATTAAAAAATATGTCTTTTGTCTTCATGTGTTGCGCTCCTTGAGCTTGGCTTCAAACGCTTGGTATAAAGTTGTGGGAAACATCAAGATTGTTCCTCCACCATCCCAATGCTCGCCAACTAATTTCTCAGTCGCTTCATATATCTCATAGACTTCATCTTCAGTCAGCCCATGCCACTCCTTCCACCGAGGCTCTTGTGTTTGTCTCTTACGCCATCCTGATTCTCTCTCGATGCGCTCGAACTCATTGTCTTCGGGATCTTTCATAATAACGCTTCTCCTATATCATCGATTGTTTGTTGCTTATCTCTTCGCATAACCTCTTCGAGTATCTTGGGATCAACACGATCAAAAGGCCACCATTGGTTAGCCTGTATCTTCGCTATGATCTCCTCGTCAGTCATGCTCGTCTTTCCTCTTCTGCAATGTGCTCATCCATCTTCACAAAGAAGTCATCTCTTAATTCTTTATTGTGGATCAATGAACGCACAAACATATTGTGTCCTCGTTCTTTCGCATAGAAGTGGCAAGCCAATCCAGTTGCGATACCGCCCCATGCAATAAACAATACATCAGTTAAAGATAGTTCAATCATTCCAACCCCTTGAAGTGAGATAATCCTTTCTTAGTAGGTACTAAGTACTTGGTGCGTTGATTGCCATCCATGAAGAATACCTTCACATATTTGTTAGCCTTCAACCATGAGATGGAACGATGGTTAGTCGCTGGCGAACCTAACTTGTTATCTGTTGCATGATCTAGTAAACCCATTATGGTTATACCCTTCTCACTTTTGACAATCACCATAGCAAGTAACACTTCAGCTACGGGACTCATACCTGTCTTAGCTCTTCTCTTGTGCATCTTAATTGCAATCATTTGTTCATCTCCTCATTGATTAACCAAAAACATAAGCCGATCATGGTTGCCATGCCGACCATACCAAATAAAATAAATACCCATGCCATGATGTTGTAGAAAGAATCAGTCATAATGATTCTCCAAATGCAATATCTAATTCTGTTTCAATAGAAGTTAACATGAATAACATATTCGCATCTCCATTTATAATTTTTCGAATTCGTTCAAGCGCTATCCTATACTTTTCGCCATTTATTGCATCTTTTAATTTTAGTTCGTCATCAGGATACACAAATGACAATGTTGCGTGCATATTTTTTCCTTTATGTATTACTGTGGTTTCCACTTTTATTCTCCTCTCGTTTGTCGTTATTGATTAGAAGCCAGTTATCACCGACCATTCTTATTGCTCTGATCCATGCGCGGATGTTCGCGCGTTGTTGATGGTAAGGTATGTAATCCAAACACCATAATTCCCTTGCGCGTTTAAGCATTACTGTATTCATTTTGCTTTCTCCAGTATGAGTTGTTTAAGTATTCCTACATTGTGTTCATCAATGAGTAGTGCTATGCCACCCTGACGCTCTATATCGTCTAAGTGCATTTGTTGTAGTCGAGTAGGCTTGCCACCTTTTGCCTTGCACTCGATGCCTATGAACCATCCGTTGTAACAACATAATATATCGGGTACACCCGAGTTTCCGAATCCACCTGTTAGTGGACTCGTATAGTACGCGCCTAGTTGCGCCAAGACTAATTTAACTTTGTCTTTTACTTTTGACTCGGGTGTTTGCGCCATGATGTTATTCTGCGTGTAAGGGAATGAGGGTGACCAATGCACTATTCCTAGATGCCATTGATACATCTATATCGGGATAGAAACGATCTCTAACCATTATGCCTAACGCATTTTCTTCATCATAGTAATTCTTGTTACTCTGAAAGTATGTACGGATCATTGATGCGACCCCTGCAATAGGACTATCTGAAATAGAGTTATAACGCTCTAATGGTTTGGTGAATGTAATATCGTTGGGCATAGATCTATATGTGTCGAATGTCGCTTCACCGATCAACAGTCCATCATTAGCTTGATTGATACTTGAGTATCTGTATGGCATCTTCACTACTATGCAACCCTTTGAGTATCGTTCCAATGTTTTCTTGCCATTGTCAAGTTCGCCCAATCCTTTAAGATACTTATGATAAGTATTTTGTACATCATCTATATTGAATGGTGTTGTTGTAGGTACTTTGAGTATGTATTCAATCATGCCAAGTGCCTCGTCACTACTGCAAGATATTTGAGGTTTACGCTTTTCATTCACATTATTGAACGCGTCTCTAATTGCGCCTTTGTATGAGTCAAATATTTTTGATTCATCGGGACTCTCACTATTTTTCTTTATAGTTTTTATAAGAGATGTTATCTTGTTTGAATCCCTTGAATTAGAATCAGAGTTTGCGCTTGCCTTCTCTTTAGTGATGATTCCATCACATCGATATACATAGATGGGATCACCATCCTTGTGCTTAATTAGCAATTCACCAAGTGGTATTCCACGCTTAGATAGAACATTGATTTTCTTTGATGAATTATCATACGCGATAGCTTTAACATCGAATGTATGACAGAACTCCATTGTGAGTACCTTCAGATCATTGTTTGATTCCAATACTTCTGATAAGTATTCCATGTTAGCAAATTGTGATGCTACTTTTTCAATCATTACTTTTCTCCTTAACTAAATTAATAACGCGTTTTAACTTCATTGTCTTGAACTATGGTGTATCCCCATTTACTCGTTGGAAAATACTTACCACCTTCGTGGGGCTCAAGTATAAACGGAATATCTGTGCCTTGCAATATGACATCATTTAATTTTGTATGAATTTTCTCAAACAGAGTAACTTTGAAACTACGCCCCAATACCATATTACTATGATCCCAATTTATATAATTGATATTCTGTTGGGTTGCAAACATAATCGCAGCATCTACAATTCTTCTCTGATCTAGAAGATCAACAACCAATGAGGGCTTCCTCCACATCTCATCCTTAAACTCTTTATTGAGATCTATTAGGGTTTCCTTTATACCTTCATCTGACATAGGATCAATCATCACCTTGGCTAAGGATTTCAAGTCACCATACTGGGCAAGATATTCTTTAGCCAGTTTCTGATTTAATCTCCTCGCGTTGATGACATATGGTTTGGTGCTTTGTCGTGTCGATAGATCAAGTAACAATCCATTGAATACTGGATGCATAATCATCTCTTCGTTATTCAGCTGATAAGAATATACAGTACCACCTCTTGCCTTTTCGTGGTAAAAGTTACCACCGAGCATCCGTCTGAGGATCATGTTCTCACCCATGTGTGTCGTTGGTCTGTCGAACTCAATCGTATTGTCGGCATAGATGGTTGCGAACTTCTCGTACCATGTTCTCTCTTTTACTGTGCCTTCAATGACTGCATCAACTTGTTTTCTGTTAGCGTAGTAACAGACTAATGTTCCATCCCCTTGTAGACGGAAATGTCTTTCTGAATACTCTCTTGCGCCAAGCGGATACGCATTTGTCGTACCCGCATATGGTTTGTTTGTGTTGACCACATCCATTAATGATGCGTAACTTGTTCTTCTAATATCGTAAAACATTGCTTTCTCCTTAGTTGTTGAATATAACTTTCTTACCACTTGGAACATCCCAATCCTTGTTCTCTGTAACGAACCACAGAGTAGGTGCGCTGATTTTCCATTCCACTTCGCGCTCGACATAACCATCTGTGAATACAATCACGCATTCCGCGTTGATCTTCTTCTCATTGATATATTCCGATACACACCCAACTTTCGTTCCACCCCCACCTAGAGGCTTGAGCATACCTCCGATGTTCTGATAATTGTTAGTAAAGATTTGCTCACCATGAACCATTGTGTCCCACCACAGAACCCGAACCGAATCGGGCTCAACCAATTCACAGATAGATACCAGTTCTGTTGCGAACTCATTGATCTGTTCCTGTCCAATAGAACCTGATGTGTCGATGGCAACCACCACCTCGCCAATGGTCTCGTTCTCAACTGTCGGCAGATAGATGTCGCTAGGCAACAGTCTCCTATTGAACCTTCTCCATGTAAACTCATCCTTGCCCTTACATGATGCAGTTACAAAGTCTCTTAACGCTTCGCGCCAATTAACCTGTGGTGTAAGAATATCTGTAATGGCTCGTGGCAAGTCGACCCCTAAACGCCCTGCGAGTAGTGCGCCTTCGCGTAATGCTCTATCTACCTTGTCGTTCATATCTTTCATGTCTTCAGAGCTTGCATCGCCATCGATGTCATGGTCATCGAACTGATACTCTCCATCGTTTGATTGTCCACCCTTGCGTGGATTACCTCCGCTACCTCCACCTCCATTCTTCTCCTCTTCCTCAAGGAGTTTGTATACCTGTCTCATAGACATGTTATGGTACTTGGGGTCATAGCATCCACCTTCAGGGAGCTTGCATAAGGTTTTGTCCTGTAAAGAAACTATTATGTCATTGACCACATAGTCGGCGGCTTTATTGGCACGCGCTCGATCTTCCTTGAACATATCCATGCCATGTATCATGTGTCGCAATGCCACATGAAGATTCTCGTGCAACACCAAAGCATTGATCTCACTATCATCCTTGCAATGTGTCTCCAAGAACTTTCTACCATACATCTTGTTACCCTTGGTATCGGCGCATGCAGTCATGCCCTCCTCGTCTACTACTTTCGTAGTTCCCATCATCATCACACCCGAATAGAGTGCGGTCTCGGGATGCTTCATCATCTTGATGTGTGCGCGTTTGATGCGCTCTTCTTGCGTTAATGCCATGTTACTTTCTCCATACAAATAAATCTAAAATCAAAACTACAAATGCTAGTATGTACACAATAGCAAAGTAGCACCTTACTGGGTCATATTTCATATACTTCATTGTTCCACCTTATGATAGAAGAATGTGGTTCTCTGTTGCCCACTTCATGATTGCATTGTTATACCTACCGAGCTTGGGCTTGGTGTGCATAATCATTGTGAAGAATATCGCTTGCACCTCGGCTTGGGGAATGCGTTCCACGAACTCCATATACTTGTTTAACTCATCCTGTGTGTCGAGCTTGTCTACCGCCTCGAACATCATCATGATAAGAGCTGATACTTCATCAGGTACTTTGACTTGCTTGGGGTTAGCCAAAATAGTCTTGAATTCCATCAGCTTACCTTCTAATTGAATAAACGCTGACATTGATCTCGCACCCGCTTCGCCGATAGTACCCGCCAATGCAACCATCAATGCGTGTTCGGAGATCTGATCCTTGCGGTCAACAAGTACAGATGCTTTCGCTAATGATCTTGGAGACACGAATTGTTTTACAGTTGACGATGGCTTAAAGATAAACTCATTGTCTGCCTGATTCGGATCAAGATAAGACTTGAATGCCTTGGTGTTCATCGATGCCCATGCCCTGACTGCCCTTGCGAGCTTGTTCTTGGTTGCCCAAATGTTCCACTCTTCATGGTTCGGCTTACGCATATTGATTACAGTCACACGATTACCCACATGACCTAGCATTGAATCGCCCACACCATCCGATGCATTATTAGATGTAGCGAATAGTTTCGATCCACCTTGTAGTGGACGATCACCTGCTGTTCTTTCTAAGATCAACCTAGTGAAGATGATCTGCAAGAGCTTAGGTGCTTTCATAAACTCATCGAGCATGATGACCTTGGGCTTATTACTATTCATCTTGAACAAGTCTGATACATAGTACTCGAGAGTGCGTGTCTGATGGTTCGGGATACTCGCCGCGACATCCATCATATCTTTAACAGGACAGTCTACATAGATGTAGTCGTACTTGTCATCCTCACACACATCGCCTACTTTGCGCCATGCGTCCCCATGCATAGATGCAATCATAGACAATAGCGAGCTCTTGCCAACACCAGGTTCAGAGACTACGATAGGTGTGATTGAATCACCCATTGCATGAATCAATTGTGCAGTCTCATCGATAGAGACATTCATTGTGAAATTTACTTGTGACATATTAATACTCCAGTTGGTTAAGGTTTAGTTGAATGATTTAAGGGGTGCAAACTTACTCAGCATATCGTCCACATTGTCTTTAACAACACTACGAACATATGCACTCTCGCGTAGATCCTCTACGCTTATGTCCTTCAACGCACTCTCTAGTTGTGCGCGTGCTTCCTCCAGTTGAGGATTGTTTGTTAGATTAAAGTCTCTCAGGGTGTTACATAACTCCTTTGCTTGGCTAATGGTTGTGTCATAGATCTTCTTACGCTTTACCTTTCCATCCTCCTGTGGATCGCTCTCAGTACAAGCATTACTGATTCGGCTTGCAATCTCAATGAGTCGCTCACTCGCATCGCCCATCACTTGATCGATGATCTCTGTGACTTGCTTCTCATAATGCTTCTTTAGATCTTCTGCAATTACATCGCTGATGTTGGATCTAAAGTCGTTTGTTGGTACTTGAGTCACGAATAACTTAATTCTGAACTTACTACGAACCTGAGATACATCGGGATATTCCGATCTATCAAACATATCTCCCTGTTTAAAAGCGGAGTTGCTGACGATGTTGGGGTACTCGTTGCAAAAGTTGTCCAATAACTTGTCAAACTCAACTTCATGTTGTCTAAACTCATTTGTGAACTTCTCGATGTTGCACGATGGAAGCAATCTCATGTTGCCACTCCAGTCATAGGTGGAACGCTGAAGCCAGTTATAGACTGTCTGACGATAGTTGAGCAATGACTTATGCTCGGGAGAATTGGACAATAAATTCTTGGTGAACTTGCCCGCATCGACATCAGCTTTCTTCATGGTTGTTACTTCATTAGAGATCGCTTTGTCTTGCTTGGTAGCAGTCCACACATTTGTTTCTACATTAACTATTAATGCAGAGGTTGAGAGGGATATGATCTGGTTCGGTTGTGTTAGTTCAAAATTCATAGTATGACTCCATTGGTTGATAGATTAGTGTTTAGTCTCTTCAGCGTTTTCTAGTTCGATCAAGTCCCATATCTCGCTACACAGTTTCATGTAGTTTTCCTTGGGGTTGCCCGATTCCATAGATACAATTACAAACAGTCTTCCTAAGACCATGTGTACAACTTCCATCGGGTTATCGTCTAAGACCTCACCCACTTGCGCGAGCAGTTCGTTTGCCTGATCTCGATACTCGTTTATTTTGTCATCGTTCATTTGTAATATCCTCCCTTGTTGTTGATACCTTTAAGATCTTCTCGGTTTGTGATGAGCATATAGTTGCTCTTGTGCATAGGCACGATGGTGTGTTTGCGTGTGCGTGCTTCCTCCTCCCCACACCACAGACACAGGTGATAACCCGCGTTTGCTCGTTTCGGTGAGAATGTGTCGCCACATCGCACACACATAGGCTTCATGCGTTGAGACATGATTAATCCAATCTGTGAGTTGATAGATCTAATGTGAGTAATTCGTAAGAGTGGGATTGCCCAAGCTCTTGCTCATCGCCTTGGATGCAGAGATGCATCTCATACTCGGCAGTTGGTAAGTCCACATAGGCATGGACTGGTTTGCCGTTGCACATGAGTACATGTACTGTTGGAGTTATTACTGGGGGCTCAACGCCATCGGCATCAAGCATCTCCTCCCAAAACCTTTTCATCTTTCCCATACTATTTCCTTTACTGAATGTTTAACTGATATTCCACTATGGCGTGGAACGATTAAGTAACTGTGTTGAAAGATTGCTCTCCCAACAGATTCAATTGTACCATAACTTTACTAATAAACATAGGGATTTACCCTAACTTTGTTAAGGTATCAACCCACTCTGATATTTTATTGGCTATTTCTTTTTCTCTTTCACCCGCGTAATCTCTGAACAGAGTTAGCAGTAGTTGTGATTCTTCTAACCTACCATTTAATACCCATTTGAGCGCAACCCTACATACTGCCGTAAATTCTTCTTCTAACTCTAGATGGGCTTGATACTGTTCGTAGTTCATGTTGTTTCCTTTAAAAAGTTTATTGAATTGTTTGGCAAGTCTGGCAAGGGATTCGTCTCGCCTGTTAATTGTTTAGTTGATACTCAAGCTCACAGAGGATCGCATCTTGCATCTCGTCATCCTCATCGCTGATGTTGCCATCGATATAGTCCCTGACCTGTGCATGAACATATGAATACTCGTCCACCTCATCGTGGAACACATCCTCACCAAACTCATGCTCGACTGTGTTGAGCGCGTAGTAGTCCGCATCGCCATCAAATGATGCAGTAGCAAACGCATCGCTGATGAAGTTGTCCACATCGCCGAATCTGATTGACTCTGCATTTCTTGCCTGTGATATGTATTTCGTACGATGTTTTCTTAGTACAGATAGTTTGCATGTAGATCCGACTTGCTTGCCTTGCGCCAAGTCACTCGCAAGGAATGGCAGTTGAGGACAGAGGAAAAAAGCTTTCATTGTGATACTCCAGTTGGTTAGTTAGTTGATAAAATGATGAGATAGATTCCACTATGGCGTGGAACGCTGACCCAAGGGCTAGGCAAAGTGCTAATTGCCTAACCAAATTGAATTTTAGCAGAATAGCCACTTCATGGGTATGGTTTTGGGTAAGTTTGTTGGGGGAAGGGTAGAGAGTTTGTATAGTTTGGTGAAAAAAGGTGGAATTTTAGGTGATTTTTGGAATTGGAGTAGAATTTCAATTTTGTGTTGAAAGTAATACTAGAGTACACATAGTGGTATATATTTAGTATATAAACTAATAATAATATAATATATTATTTAAGAAGAAAAGAGAGAGTATTACTGCAATTCCAAAATTCCATAATTCTAGTGGGTTTTGGTTTTGGAAAGGGAAGTAAAAATGATGTGGGGTTTTGCACTTGCTAAAAGACTCTTGGTCTTTAAAATATTACTTCTTTCCCTGAGTGCTGAAAAAAATTGGAATTTTGGAATTAACATTGTGGATAACCTTGTTTTATCTTTGTAAATCAATAGGTTACATCAGTTCCAAAATGAGTTATCCACAAGCTAAAAATAGAATTTCGTTGGAATTATAGAATTTTATGGAATTTATACTTTGATTACCCAATGATGCGTAATTCTAAAATTCTAAAACCAATTCCAAAATTCTATTCGCTTTGGAATTATGGAATTGATTCCACTATACCGTGGAACGCTGGGTCAAGCTCTAGCTCACGCGTTGGCGCGCGGGGACACATAACTGGTTTCAAAAAGTCTGGACGCAAAAAAACCCCGCCAGACCAAAGCCTGACGGGGTTGAGTTAGTAATTACTTACTATTCTTAGCTAGTGCATCATTAAATGCATCAATTGCCATTCTTAAAGCCAATTCACTAGGTGCTGTTGTGTCACCGCGCTGTTCCGCTGTCTTACGGCGCGCTTTAACTGTCACCCAGATACCCTTTTCTTTGTTGCTCATAAAGTCAAAGAACTCAGCGGGAGGCACTTTAGACTTAGAGGTTTTGTCCAAGTCACGAATTGACTTTTTAATGTCAGCGATTCTATTAGAAACATAGGTACTGAAGTCATTCCTGATTTTCCCAATGATTCCCTTTTTTACTGGGTCATCAATAGCGCCGAATGCTTGTTGTGTGTAAGACATACAATAGGCGAGAGTCGCATTGTGCAAGCCGTTTTTACCATCCTTGGTGGGAATCCAATCGGCGGTGTACATTACGGCGGGGTTCAATTCTTGCCATCTAAGAGCAAAACCATCCTTTAACTCATTCTTAACTTCATCGGGTATACCCTTAGGGTCTAAAAATGATGGGCAATTTTCAATTACATATTGGGCAATTGTCGCGCCTCTCTCTTTGTTTAACGCGGTCTGATAACCCGCTGATTTAAAAGAGGTAATTTCAATTGAAGGGATAGCGTTAGCTATTGGGGTCTTAGTTACTTTCATAAAATACTCCAAAAAAAGATTAATAAAACACTGATTATTGCTAACCAGTGATTCGTTTATACTTGATCTATAACTTTAAAACAAGATTCCACGGGGTAGTGGAACGCTGACTCACGCGCTAGCTCAACGCGCGGGCTTCGCGAGCGGGGACAAATAACTGGTATCAAAAGGGCCGAAGCCCTTTTGGTTATCGATCAGTCCTACCAATCCAATCAGCGCCGATTACATGTGGATAGTATTCCGTTTTCCACTTGTTCTCAACAAACATAATGCCAACCCGCCCAGTCGATGCGCGTGTGTGTGGCTCTGTGATGTACTCAACAACAGCTTTGCCAACAGAATGTCTGTCACTGATGTGTACAATATCACCTGTCTCTACAGGCTTGAGGGTATCCAAATAAACTAATTGCATAGCAATCTCCAGTTAAGTTAAAAAAAGGGAGCTGTCACCTCCCTGTCGACTTATTAGTCGCAGACTATTTCGTATTTCTCAACAGTCTGTAGCTCCGTACCAACCAACACCTTACGGCAGGTTGGACTGTCATCTCTTACATAAGCGCTGATTGCCCCTGAGTAAGTAGCAGACTTGAACCTGTAATCCCTGTTAACGGCTTGGGCCCAGTCTTGGGTGTTCATGTTATCCATTGTTTCCGAGAGATAACCTAACACCTTCATTAACCTTTCATCTTTGAAAGAGTCTAGGTTGTACATAGCAACATACACATGGGGCATGTTGTTGTTCTCCATCAGGTACATACGATCCTGGGCGTCAAGCATCTTGTCTAATGCTCTCAACACCTTACCGATCATCTTGCGGTTAGCTTTGATGGTGTTTAAACGCTTAGTAGCTTGTGCTACTGAGTACGATGCACTTTCAATTGCCTGTGCGTAGGCTTGTGTTGCTCTGCTTTGCATAGCATCCTCCTGTTAATCGGTTGCACTATTGCTTCCGATGATTAAGTTATAGCTGATGGCGCTATGAAAATCAAATTTCCACGGGGAGCTGACCCACCGCACCCGCACCCCCCAAGATCTATCAAGGGACTCCTGCGCGTCGCTACACTCTAATCCACACAAACCACCACCAAATTTTCAAATATAATAATTTCGTTGGCGAAGCGGATTAGCCCCGTGGGATTTAGATAGAAGTGTTACCCTACCCTGCTTTATGGGAGCGCCAACACCCCCCCATGCAAAATACTTTGCCCAATCAAAAAATATTTATATAAAAAATGCCATAACTCATTAGTAAAGTTTACAACACCAAACCCCACCCTTTGAGATGTACAGAATTTAATGTATACTCAGGCCATATTCAACGGAGTGCCCACTTTCCTCCTATGGAACATATACCAGACATAGACTTAGATGTCCCCCTACCTGCTTCTGCAAAAGAAGCAATGCCTGAACTTTCAGCTCGTGAAGAGCTAGAGATGCGTGCCCGTACAGTAAAACTAATTGCTGACTTAAACGGAACACCTATTGAAGTTACATCAGAGCATAGAGGCCAAGCCCTTGAGCTTGCAGAACAGATTACTCAAAACAAATCCAACCCTGACTTAACTCAGTACCCGAATGAAACAATTGCTTATCTTGCTGGCATGGTCGCTCAGTATGACGGTCTTGTTGTACGCGAACTTGTTGATCTCAAAAAATATGTTGTAAATAAACTGATTGCCGAAACAGATCATCCTGATGGCAAGGTCAGATTAGGTGCGCTAAAAGCGCTAGGCGAAGTAGATGGAGTAGATGCATTTAAGAAACGTACTGAAGTTACACACAAGGTTCAGCCTATTGAAGAAGTGGAACAAGAGTTACTAGAGACTCTTAACAAATTAAAGAATAGGATGGCTATTGATGTAACGGCAAAGGTGGTTGGAAATGCAACTGACGCTTGAACAAATACAAGAGCTGCAACAGCTTGCACCTACACTGCCTGACGAAGAAAAGCGTAGGATTAATGATTTAATAAAAACGTGGTATGCTGACTCAACAAAAAGATTAGGCAAAGATGAATTTCTCACGTTCATTGACCACGTATACCCAGGCTATAAAGTCGGCCCCCACCACAAGCGTTTGGCAAAGATATTTGAGGAAATCGCGGCGGGAAAAAAGAAAAGGGTTATCGTTAATATTGCTCCAAGGCATGGCAAATCAGAAATGATTTCTTATCTTGCCCCAGCGTGGTTCTTAGGTAAGTACCCTCACAAGAAAGTTATTATGTCTTCACACACTGCTGATCTGGCAGTGAATTTTGGCAGGCGTGTGAGGAACTTGGTTGGATCAGATGCATATAAAGACATCTTTCCACAAGTTGAACTGCAGGCTGATAGTAAGTCAGCATCACGCTGGGGGACAAATTTTAATGGAGAATATTTTGCTATTGGTGTTGGCGGTGCTCTTGCTGGTCGTGGCGCTGACCTATTCATTATTGATGACCCACATTCAGAACAAGAAGCTAAGACAGGAAGGCCCGATGTTTTTCTTCCTGCTTGGGAGTGGTTTCAGTCTGGCCCTTTACAGCGTCTTATGCCAGGTGGTGCAATTATTGTTGTAATGACTCGTTGGAGTAAGCTGGATTTGACTGGTCAGATCATCAGTCAGATGGAAAGAGAAGATGATGTAGACCCTTGGGAGATCGTAGAGTTCCCAGCCATCTTAAATGACAAGCCTTTATGGGGAGACTTCTGGCAGTTAGAAGAATTGCTGTCTAAAAAGGCGGGTATGGATCCTAGATACTGGCAGGCCCAGTACATGCAGAACCCCGTATCGGAAGAAGGTGCTCTAATTAAGCGGGAATGGTGGAAAATCTGGGAGAAAGAAGACCCACCTAACTGTGAATTCACAATTATGAGCTTGGATGCGGCTCAAGAAGCTACAAATCGGGCTGACTTTAACGCTCTAACGACTTGGGGCGTGTTTTTTAATGAGGAATCAAACAATTTCAACATAATTTTGTTGAATTCAATCAAAAAGCGGTTGGAATTCCCCGAGCTAAAGAAGTTGGTGCTTGAAGAATACAAAGAATGGGAGCCAGATGCGTTTGTTGTAGAGAAAAAATCCAATGGATCTGCCCTATATCAAGAGTTTAGGCGTATGGGTGTGCCCGTGGGTGAGTTTACACCAGGTAAAGGACAAGATAAGATCTCTAGGGTGAACGCTGTATCAGATCTTTTTAGGTCAGGTATTGTTTGGGCGCCTGATAGAAGGTGGGCAAAGGAAGTTATTGAGGAATGTAATGACTTTCCCAGCGGTACAAACGATGACTTGGTAGATTCGACCACACAAGCATTGATGAGATTTAGACAAGGTGGGTTTATTAGGCTTCCGAGCGATGAACCCGATGAAATTCAATACTTTAGACGCAGAAGTAACGCATATTACTAAGGATATATCATGGCAACAAACATGGACAAGTCACTTTACACCCAATTAATGCCTGATTTGGTGGGTGAAGAACCAGATTTACAGATAGAGATAGCAACAGATGAGGAGCCAGCCCTAGCAGATGGCTCAATTGAGGTCATTTTAGAGGAAGAAAAGGGTGAAATGACCAGTAAAAATCTTGCTGAAGACATGGATGAGAGCGAGTTAATGAGCATAGCGAGTGAGCTAGTTGGGCTTGTAGATGCCGATATTTCCTCTAGAAAAGACTGGGTTGAGGCTTATGTCAAGGGTTTAGAGGTCTTAGGTCTGAGATATGAAGAAAGAACCGAGCCTTGGAATGGGGCATGCGGTGTTTATTCAACTGTATTGACAGAAGCTGCGATCAGATTCCAGGCGGAGTCTATTATGGAGACATTTCCTCCAGCAGGCCCAGTCAAAACTGAGATCATTGGCGCGATAGATAAACTGAAAGAGCAAGCAGCCAAGCGGGTTCAAGACGATATGAACTACGAGCTGACTGAAGTCATGCCTGAGTACAGACCCGAGCATGAGAGGATGCTGTTTAATTTGGGACTGGCTGGATCGGCGTTTAAGAAAGTATATTTTGATCCAAGTTTGGGCAGACAAGTATCGATGTTTGTACCCGCAGAAGATGTGATTATTCCTTATGGATCGAGTGGCGTGAGAACCGCAGAGCGCGTGACTCATGTGATGAGAAAAACAAAGAATGACATCAAGAAGCTACAAGCTGCTGGATTCTATAGAGAGATTGAGTTAGGCGAGCCCATACAAATCCACACAGATGTGGAGAAAAAGAAAGCAGAAGAGCAAGGCTATTCGCTCACAGACGATGATCGTTATCAAATCCTTGAGATTCAAGTGGACTGGATACTTGATAAAGCTGACAGAGAAGAAGACGAAGAAGTTGCTGAGCCTTACATCATTACGATTGAGAGAGGATCTAATAAGGTCTTGTCGATTTATGAGAACGATAAGAAAGAAAGCAAGGGTGAGTTTAAGCAGAAGAGAAATCACTTTATAGACTATTGCTACATCCCAGGCTTTGGTGCTTATGGTATGGGTCTGATCCACATCATCGGTGGATACGCCCGCGCGGGAACGTCACTTATCAGACAGTTGGTTGACTGCGGCACGCTGTCTAATTTGCCAGGTGGTCTGAAGTCTAGAGGACTCAGAGTAAAAGGGGATGACACACCCATCGCCCCAGGCGAGTTCAGAGACGTTGATGTTCCAAGCGGATCGATAAAAGACAACATCATGGCGTTGCCATACAAAGAGCCATCACAGGTTCTGTTGGCGTTGTTAAACCAGATCACGGACGAGGCAAGAAGGCTTGGATCAATAGCTGATATGAAAGTTAGCGACATGTCTAGCCAGGCCCCAGTCGGTACAACATTGGCTCTCCTTGAGAGGCAGTTGAAGGTAATGGGCGCGGTGCAAGCGCGGGTACACAACTCAATGAAAGAAGAGTTTAAGTTACTCAAAGAAATCATCAGAGACCACACCCCCAGCCAGTATGACTACGAGCCAGTAGACGGTAAAAAGTCGGCTAAGCGTGAAGACTACGACATGGTAGAGGTTATACCTGTCAGTGATCCGAACACATCCACGATGGCACAGAGAATTATGCAGTATCAGGCTGTGATGCAGCTCTCACAACAGGCTCCTCAGATCTATAATTTACCACAGTTACATCGCCAGATGATTGACGTCTTGGGTATACCGAACGCGGAAAAGCTTGTACCGATAGAGGACGATGAGTTGCCTAAAGATCCGATCAGTGAGAACATGGGCTTTCTCAATGGTTCTCCGAACAAGGCGTTTATATATCAGGATCACGATGCACACATCGCAGTGCATACAACATTTTTACAAGACCCGATGATTGCTCAACAAATGGGGCAGAACCCGATGGCTCAACAGATGGCGTCAGCCGTTCAAGCGCATATCGCATCACACTTGGCCTTTTTGTACAGACAGAAGATTCAGGATCAGTTGGGCATGCCCTTACCTGCACCCGACCAGCAGCTTCCCGAAGAGGCAGAAGTACAGTTGTCTCAGTTGGTGGCACAGGCCAGTACACAGTTGCTACAGCTTAACTTGGCGCAAGCTCAACAGCAAAAAGCCCAACAACAAGCACAAGATCCGATCATCCAGATGCAGCAGCAAGAGTTGCAGATTAAAGCGCAGGATGCTCAGACTAAAGCTAAAAAGGTTGATGGTGACTTGGCACTTAAAGCACAAGAGATTCAGCTCAAGGCTCAAGAAATGCAAAGTAAACAACAGGGCGAGAATCCTGAAGTGATGAAAGCGCGTCATGCGATAGAGCTTGCTAAAGCTCATCAACAGATGAACCATGCACAAGAGCAACACAACATGAACTTGATGCAGAACGAGCAAGCAGCGCAACAGCAGTTAAAGCATGGCAGACAAAAACATGTGACTGACCTTGTGACTCAAGCGGAGAGAGCTAAAGTTCAGATGGAGTTGGCTAAACAACAAGCGGCTAATAAACCTAAAGGTAACGTATGACACAGCTAGAACTATTAAAGAAAAACAATGACGAGTATCGCCAGCAGGCGTTAGATAAATTGATAGGAGGCGGAGTTAAAGACTACGCTGAGTATCGAGAGTTGGTGGGGGTTATTAGGGGTCTTGCCTTCGCCAATTTAACAATCCAAGACCTTGAACAACGACTAGAAAGTGATAACGAATGAGTGAATTACTCGTAAGCCAAGACGGTGCCACAGCGACTGTACTTCCCGAGACGGCTGAAGAGAAGGCAAAGCAATTGCCCGAACCAGTTAGATTTCAGATCCTCACGGTCTTACCAGAGATCGATGAAGAGTATGAAAGTGGGTTGATAAAGTCTAGCCAATCTATCCACTATGAAGAAGTACTGACCCCAGTATTATTTGTAGTTAAGCTTGGCCCCGATGCGTACAAAGATCCAACAAGATTCCCTTCTGGGCCATCTTGTAAAGTTGGAGATTTTGTAATTGTTAGACCCAATACTGGGACGCGACTCAAAATACACGGTAAAGAATTCAGAATCATCAATGATGACTCCGTTGAAGCTGTTGTACAAGATCCTCGCGGTATTTCTCGTGCAGCATAAGGAGTAAACATGTCTGAATACCAAGATGAATTTAAATTTCCTGACGAAAAAACAACAGAAGTTAAGGACGAAAGTAACGAATTTGAGATAGAAATCGTTGACGATACGCCCCCTGAAGACAAAGGAATGCAGCCCGCAACTCCTCCAGAAGAAGTAACAGATGACGAATTAAACAAGTACTCTGACAAACGACTGAAGGAAAGATTGGCGCATTTAGGCAGGGGATACCACGATGAGAGACGCGCTAAAGAAGCTGCATTCCGTGAGAAGGAAGAAGCTCTACGCTTGGCTCAATCGGTAGTTGAAGAAAACAAAAAGCTTAAAGGTTCGCTTAACAGTAATCAAGAAGTATTACTTGAGCAGGCTAAGCAGGTTGTTGAGAACCAACTAGAAAAGGCCAGACAAAAATATAAGGATGCTTATACGTCTGGAGACCCTGACGCACTTGTAGCGGCGCAAGAAGAATTGACGCAAGTCAAAATGAACGCTGAAAAAGTTAGCAGATTTAAGCCCGCTTTACAAGATACGGAAAATGTAGTACAAACTAGTCAACCCGCGCAAGAAAACGCGATTGATCCCAAAGCTCGTGCATGGCAGAGCCAAAATCCTTGGTTTGGGAAAGATCGTGAAATGACTGGCTATGCTCTTGCGTTGCACGAAAAGCTAGTCTTGGAAGATGGACTTAATCCGCAATCAGATGAGTACTATGACCGTCTGAATAAGAGAGTCCGTCAAGTATTTTCAGATAAGTTTTCGTCTGAAAGTCCCGCTGATGCACCTTCATCTCAACGGAAAAAAGAAAATGTAGTTGCTCCAGCAACGCGCAGTACTGCACCCAAGAAAATCGTACTCAACGCAACGCAGGTTCAATTAGCAAAACGGCTTGGTGTTCCATTGGAACTCTATGCTCGTAAAGTCGCAGAAGAAATGAGGAAATAAAATGGCTGAAACACAAAATAGATTAAGTCGTGAGTTAGATACCCGCAAGCAATTTGAAAGGCCAAAAGCTTGGCAATTGCCCGAGACACTTCCTTTCCCGAACGAAAGACCAGGATGGAAGCATCGATATATTCGTCTTAGCACTATGGGTGTAGCAGACCCAAGCAATATTTCTTCAAAACTCCGCGAAGGATATGAACCCTGCAAAGCAGAAGAGTATCCAGAAATGATGATGCATGCCACAACAGAAGGCCGCTTTAAAGGTGGTATTGAAGTTGGTGGTTTGTTGTTATGTCGAATTCCAGCTGAGTTTATGGAACAGCGTGCCGCTTATTACGACAAGCAGAACCGTGCCCAAATGGAATCCGTAGATAACGCTTTTATGTCAGACAACGACCCTCGTATGTCTAAGTTCTCTGAGAGAAAATCTCAGGTAACTTTCGGTACAGGTAATTAACTTTTTATAGGAGTCCTTAAATGGCTGCTTATCCAACTGTCTCAGCCCCTTACGGCGCAAAGCCCGTAAACCTGATCGGTGGTCAAGTATTTGCTGGATCGACAAGAAATTTGCCAATCCAATACAACTACGGTACTGCCCTCTATTACGGCGATCTCGTTACTACGTCTGCAGGTTATGTTGTTATTGCAACTTATCCCGTTAGCACTACCAATACAACGGTTGGTGTTTTCTTGGGTTGCTATTACACAAACCCCACGACTAAGCAACGTCAATACTCACAGTACTATCCTGGTAGCGTAACTGCTGGCGATATCACTGCGATCATCGGTGACGATCCTGACCAAGTTATGCGTATGGCGGTTACTACAACTGCTGGTGGCACAACTATCGGTTCAGCTTCTTCAATCCTCGTTGGTGTTAACATGGCTGGTGGTACACAAACTGGCTCTGCATCTACTGGTAACAGTAGCTTGTCAGTAGTCGGTGCATCTGCTACTACTTCTGGTGGTGGCTTCCGTGTACTAAACTTGGTTCCTGATACACAAGTTAGCTACTCAAGCACATATGTGTCTGGTGGCGCTGCTTCTGCAACTTCTGTTGTGGTTTCAGGCTTGGCAGTAGGTACATATTTGCCAATTGGTACAGACGTATTCAATTTGGTAAATGGTCAGTTGCAGTTCACAGGTTCTACCTTGAGCGCTGCATCTACTGTATCAACCACAGGTAATACAACTCTTACTGTTACTTCGGTCACAACCGCAGTTGCTGGTACTGTTGTATTGGTCGTAACCCCCGAAGTGTTGGTTAAGTTCAACTTCGGCGCACATCGCTATTACGTAGCATAAAGGAGCTTAAATCATGGCTATTTCACGCGCACAACTATTGAAAGAGCTGCTCCCAGGCTTGAACGCATTGTTCGGTTTAGAGTATGCACGTTACGGCGAAGAGCACAAAGAGATCTACGAAACAGAGACCTCTGAGCGTTCATTTGAAGAAGAGACTAAATTGTCTGGCTTCTCAGCAGCACCAGTCAAAAACGAGGGTTCAGCCATCGCTTATGACAATGCTCAAGAGGCATGGACAACTCGCTATAACCACGAAACCATTGCTTTGGGTTTCTCAATCACTGAAGAAGCGATTGAAGATAACTTGTACGACAGCTTGTCTGCTCGCTACACCAAAGGTTTGGCTCGCGCTATGGCTTA